GTAAGCGGAGCAGTTGTGCGCGACATAAGGGTACTATCCTTAATCGAACCAAAGACTACCCCTAACTTTACCCTCTAAATGACTGGATTCCAGAAGAATGGACAAGAATCCGACGGAATGCTAAAACGAAAAAACCCGCCAGAAGGCAGGTTTTTCAAGGTTTCCAAAGAACTTAAAAGCGCTCAGTGGAATGCAAGATGGTGCCCGAAGCCGGAATCGAACCGGCACGCCCTTACGAGCGGGGGATTTTAAGTCCCAAGAGAAAATCAATCAGGCTGCACCCTGCAATAGCTTTTCTGGTCCGCAATCAGTTCTATTGTGCTTCCTTGCAGCCCAATGTTTCCCAATGCTTTAAAATGATTGCGGACCGGAAAGGTTGCAGCAAAATCCAGTGATAGAGCTGTCTACGCTCGATCCGAATACAGTCGACACTATGCCGATTCGGCATATCCCTACGGCGTTCAGCCGAGCGAAAGACCTCCGTATAACTGCATCTCGTCGCCTCATCCTCGCTGAAAGCACCGCCCTCGATTACTGTATATAAAACCAGTAACGGAAAGACAAACACTCATGAGCACCGACGAGGAAGATTTCGACTTCCTGGGCTTCCCATCGCCCGAAGAAATGCTGAAGCAGCACGCCGCGCTACTCGAAAATGAGATCGCCGAGCTCAACCAGCAGCTACGTGCTGCCCGCGAGAACACCTTCAAGCTTGTCGCGATGCTCGCAAAGACCGAGGCAGACCGCGACAGCGCGTGTGCCGCGCTCCGGCATCGCTCCGGCGAAGCAAATTTGCTGCGCCAAAAGGTGCGCACCCTCGAACTCGTGTGCTCGCAGAAGGAAACAGTCAACGAAGATCTGCGCCGGCAGATACCAGCCGGTGCGCCGCGGTACCTACGCTGATCACCGGCACGACTCAACCGCAGCAACAAGTTCCCCCTCGTACCCCATCCGCTGCCGCCGCTCGGCCAGCAGCGCGCGCACCTTCGCTTCCAGGCTGTCGGCCTTCTTCAGGCCAGCTGCCGCCCAAGGCGGCACCGCCACGTCTGGCGCCCGGCACGGCACAGGCACCGCTACCTCCACTCGCACAGTGCGCAACTCCGGCTCCCTGGCCGCGCATCCCGCCAGCAACACCACCAACCCCATCAGCAGTACTCTCATAGTCCCAACTCCTGATCGATGATCGACTCTGCCGCGCTGGCCGGGTCGCCGCCAGTCCGCTCCTGCAGCAGTCGGTTCGCCGCAGCGTAGTCGCCCTGGGCCAGCTCCTTGGCCTTGGATGCCGCCAGCGCGGCGGCCTCCTCGCGCGTTTTCGCGGCCTGGGCCATGCCGGCCAGCGCGGCGTTCTGCTCGCTGGTCAGCGCCAGCAGGTTGTCACGCGCAGACTTGGCCGTGGCCAGGTCAGAGTTCGCGGCATCGAGCAGCGGACGGTAATGCTGGGCGGCCAGCCAGACCCCGCCGGCAGCGCCCGCAGCCAGCAGCAGGATCAGGATCAGGCCCAGGCCGATGCAGGCCACCCGCCAAGCGGCAGGGCTCACGCCAGCACCTTCAGGGCGACCGCGTACAGGGCCTGTCGATCAGCGGCACCGTTCTGGCCACCGTTGATCTTGCCCGTGATCTTCGTGAAGTCGCCGGCGTCGGCCAGGGTATTCAGCCCCCTGCTCGCCCAGAACCAGGCGGCGGACAGGCACGCATACTGCGGTTGCTCGAGCAACTCAGGCTGACTCACCAGGTCCAGGCCCAGGGCCTCACCGCACGCCTTGTAGTTGGCGCGCCCGGTGATCTGGATCAGGCCGCGCCCGCGGTACTTGGAGCCATCGCCCGGCACGGTATTACCGAGGTCTTTGCGGCCCTCGTAGCCGGCCTGAGCCGGGGTGGGCCCCCAGATCTCGCGGACCCAACGCAACCGGCCCGATTCGTGGCCGACCTGGGCAATGAAGGCAGCAGTGCGCAGCGTGCCGACAATCTGGTACTTCTGCATTGCCGCGTTGAGCACGGGTGCAAAAACGCCGGCTTTGACGCCGGCGTTCGGGAGGATCTGTAGCAACTGCTGCTGGGTGACGGGCATGGTTTTCTCCAGGTAATAAAAAACCCGCGCTTGGCGGGCCTCTGTGAAATTTGTATATCGGACTGGTTAACCCGGCCCGTTATTTACTCAATTGTTTGATAGCCTCGCAAAAATGGCTGGAATGTATAGCGTCACAACGTTTGTTGTGCCTATTGTAACTGCGTTTAATTGCCCCGTACTGAAGTTCCAAAGGCAATAGAGCTTTGCCGAGCGAAGCCGGGCGCCTGCCACATCCATCCCGAAGTTATTTAATAACAAAAAATCGCTAGTAGAAAAACTGTAGGGGGTAGCAAAGGTTATGACATCTTGCCCTTGCGAGTTTTTACTAGCAGTGACGTAATACCATGCGGCAGAGCCACTAGTAAACAAGGCACTTGGGGTTCCGCTATCTGCGATCAGTTTTGCTGAAGCATCCCATAGCCTGAAACCGTACCGGGCCACGGGGGCGGCTTGAAACGCGGCTGCAAAATATTCCCCACTTAAAGGCGCGGTATTGATGCTATATCGGATCATTGAGAACCCGGTCCAATTACCCGCCGCACCTTGGACTTGCGCCCACCCAAACCCCATTGAGCCGGACACGCGATCCATTTTAACAAAGACCAGAGGCGGCTCTTGAGTAGTTACTGGTCTCACGAAATTCGTATAGGAATTAAAACCGTCTGCGCCCGGCGTGAATCGGCCTGACGACATAATAGACAATCGCGAAAATTCCGAGTCTAGGGTAGTAACATTTCCGGAATTAACAAACTGCATTCCGTAGCTCATTACTTGAACCTCATAACTATTAATCGCTGGGTGCCACGTGCGAAGATCCCCTGTACTGCGGTGCGATGACCCTTCCAAACCCGCACTACCCCATTCAGGACCTCCGGCTCAAATTGAATAGCATAGGGGTCCTGGGTGGCTGGGTTCGAAAGCGGGCCGAGCGGCACGACCACAGCACTGCAATTTTGCGGAGTACAGCCGGGCACTGGAAAGTCCGTGAATCCCCCAGTTTCGAAAACAAGTGTCGATAACACCACCCGCATCGTAAAAGAGTTTTCATCCAGCTGCAGGGCTCCATCCGCCCCCCAGGTTCTTATTCCATAACTCATGCGTTTAAGTCCCCCCACTGATAGCGCTTAACGCCGTTCTCATCATAAACCTTGCCGCCAAAGTTATTAATAACCTGTCTGGCTTTACCCCCTAGCGCGCCATTTATCTCAAATGTTCCGTCAAAAAACAGCTTCCAGCCAGTAGAGTTAGGGACGTAGTTATTTGACTGAATATAGTTTCCGATCTTCGCATTCGTTATTGACCCATCCTGAATAAATGCAGTCTTTATGTAGGCCGCATTATTCTGAACAACGAATGGATAGAAGACGTCAGTCGTATTCGGATCAATGATTGCAAGGCGACTGGCAGCAATCAGAACTTGGCTCGTGATGATCCCTTCGTTGTTCTCAACGCCGACGCCGATCCCGGCCAGATACGGCTTCCCGTCCACGGTGAGCTGGGTCTTGATGCTGTACATCGCGGCAAGCTCGGTTTTGAGCGCGTCGATTTCAATCTGCGCGCCGCCGCCGGAGTCGATCTTCTCAAGCAGATGTTGGCTGAGCTGAGTCTCGGTGATCTGGTCGTTGAGGTAGTCCAGAATCGGCCCGGCGTCGGCTGATGACTGACCGTTGACCGGGCCGTAGAAAGCACCCTCGTTGCCGATCCGGTCTACCAGGCGCGCCCAGAAGAAGAACCGCACGCCGGCGGCCAGGCCCATGATCGTCAGGTCGGTTTGCGGGTTTGCGTAGTCGCCAAACTTCGTGGCCGTGCCGATGACGTTGGTCTGGCTGTACCAGATCTCCGTGCGCTGCAGGTCGGCGGTGCTCAGGTCCTGCGGGATGCCCCACTTCAGCTTGATGCCGAACACGATCGACTCGGCCGTGAGGAATGACACGACGGGCGGCGGAGTAGTCTTGCCGGCCAGCACGGTCTCCATCGAGGTGGCGAACACAGACCCGATGTCGAGCGAGTTGATTGCCCGGACCTTGGCGACGTAGCGGCCGGCGTAGATACCGCTGACGTCGATTGAGTTGGTACCGGTGCGGCCGGCGAAGATCCAATCCCCGTCGTTCTTGCGCCAGTACACCTCGAAGGCGATCGCGCTCTCTGGACGATCCCAGTCGATGGTCATCACGCTGACCGCGCTGCCCTGGTCGACGAAGTGGTCGTTGCTCACCGTCACCGTCGCCGGCGGCTTCTGCACGCTTGGCGGGATCACGGTCACCGGAGGCCGCTCGATCTTCGTCCCGTTGTCGATCGCGTCGTACTTGCTCGGGTTATGCCGTACGGCGCTGATCGTGTACTTGATCTCCGTGTCCGAAAAGTCCTCAGCAACGGACATCACGCGGAACAGTTGTGTCGCCAGGGTTTTCGAGTCAATCGCCCACATCGAATGCGTCGGCGGCAGGTCATCCAGGCTCTCGGTCAGCACGACTTGCTGCACGTCAGCAGGAAAGCCGGTGGTGTCGAGGGTAATGCTGCCGTTGTCCCAAGTAATGCCTGTGCTGTCCCATGTCAGCGGATAACCGGCCGACTTGATCACCCGGGAAATCGCCTTGCCGGTCGGCATGATCAGTGTGATGGTGTCGCCCAGGTACGCCGTCACGTCGGCATCCAGCACCAGGGTGTTGAGCGTGGACGAGCGCAGGCGCCCGCCAATGCGGCGGCCGGCCCGGTCGTTGTCCGCGATGCGGATGATCTGCCCAGGGCGCGCCAGCGTGCCATCCAAGCCCACTGAGAAGCCAACGCTCTCTGTCTCCAGGCGATTGGTCAGCAGCGCCCACTTGCCGATCCGCTGGGCCTGGGCCTGGGA